TGAGTACTGGATCTGCTATCATTGCTTCATTATCAGCTCCACCAGTTGGATTAGGATTTCCAGCTGGATTACCGGGTGCTGTTACAGCTGGATTAACTGGAGCAGCTTCTATTGCATCCATAGCAAAAACAAGATTTGATTCTGGTGGAACTCCAGATGTAGTATCACCACCAACTGCTGGAGGTAATCAAACAACAGCATTAGTGCCAGATACATTTGCACCAAGTGAAACAGCTCCAACTGACTTAGAAACATTAACAGATAAACCAATCAAAGCATTCGTTGTGGCTCAAGACATGACATCACAACAACAACTCAATGCTAACTTATTACATCATGCAACCTTATGAAAACAATTGAATTATTAATAGACGAAGAAATGGAGCTGTCAGGAATCACAGCTGTCAGTCTTGTGAGATTTCCAGCCATAGAAGAAAATTTTGTTTTCTTTAATCGTGGAGATAAGTATATCATGGCCAAAGTAGATGAAGCCAAAAGAATGTTAGTCGGCCCAGCATTGATTCCAGAGAAAAGAATTGCCAGATACAACGAAGAAGAAGATGAAGAATATGAGGTCTATTTCTCAGTTGAAACAGTGAGACAAGCATCACAGCTTTATATGAAAGAGGAAAAAACAAACTCACACACATACGAGCATGTAGATGATATCAGTGGATTGACTGTTGTGGAATCTTGGCTTATAGAAGATCCGAAAAGAGACAAAGCAGCTCTCTATGGATTTGATTTGCCAGTTGGCACATGGATGTTATCTATGAAGATTTGGGATGAAAATATCTGGAATGCTATCATTGAGAAAGATGTGAGAGGTTTTTCTATTGAAGGATACTTCACAGATGAATTGGTGAAGGCACAAAGACTTGAAAGAGTGCCATGCCCGAATTGCCCAAAAGATACAGAAACTCTTGAGCAATTGAAATCACTTGTATTAGAAGAAATGGATGCAGTGTTTCATCTGGATGGCAAACCACTCTGGAGGACTATTGAAGAAGCAGAGCTGTATGGAGAGCTGTTCAATAACTGTATTGGATACCATGAGCACACTGTTGATGATATCGTGCTCTATATGGCTTGTGAGGATCATACAAAGGGAACGGATTGAAGAAAATTATATATGTATTTGAACAAGTAATATCATGAGCAAAACAATCGACAAAATCAGAGGATTATTAAACCTCCCAAACCTAACCAAATTCTATGCAGAAGCAAGATTGGATGATGGTCGCTTAGTAGTAACAGAAGCCGAAGCAATGGCTGTTGGAGTAGAGATCTCTGTGATGTCTGATGAAGGCAATGCAGACTATCTTGATGATGGCACATATGCACTTGAGGATGGAACAGTTCTCGTTGTTGCTGATGGTCGCATTGTACAACTTGGTGAAGAAGAACCAGAAGCAGAAGCTGAAGTGGAAGTGGAGGTTGAAATGGCTGAAGGTGATGAAGCTGATGTGCAAGATTGGGCTGGTATGGAAAAGCGTATCAAGAATCTTGAGGATGCAGTTGCAGATTTGAAGCGTGATAAAGTTGGAGGTGATGATGAAGTATCTGAAGAAATGAGTGAATTATCTTCAGAGATAAATGCAGCATTTGAAAACATTGTGGAACGTCTTTCAGCTATTGAAAACGAACCAGCAGATACTGGTGTGAATCACTCACCAACAAAAAATAATAGTAAGGACATGGATCAAGAAACTTTTTCATCTTTGAAAACAGCAGACAGAGCACATGCAATAATTTCAAACTTCGCAAAAAACTAAAATGAAGTATATTAAAAAAACCTCATTCAATGCAGAGGAAAAAAGCGTTGCAACAAAGCATGAATTTAATGGGCCAACATTAACAACTCCAACTTATGCTGGAGAGTTAGCATTGCCATTCGTGAGTGCTGCTTTAAAGAGTGGTGCTACCTTAGCAAATGGATGGATCAGAACAATTGATGATGTATATTACAAGGCTGTAATAAACCAAATTGAAGGTGCTTCTTTAATAGCTGATGCATCTTGTGATTTCGCTGATGCTGGATCTGTAACAATTACAGAGAACGTTCTAACTACAAAAGAACTTGCTGTAAATATTGACCTTTGCAAAAAGACAATGCGCCAATCATGGTTAGCAGCTGATACTGGAAACAGTCTCAACTCTAATATGCCATCTGCATTCTCTGATTATGTAATTGGACATATTGCTGGATTAGTTGCTCAACAAGTTGAGAATGATATCTGGACTGGAGCAGATGCTACTGGTGGAGAGTTCGAAGGATTCTTAACAGCTACAACTGGAATATTTGTTGTTGATGGAAACGTTAATGATGTGACTACAATCTCACCATACACAAAGGCAATCATTGTTGTGGAAATGGAAAAAGTACTTGATGCTTGTTCATCTGAAGTATTAGCAAAGCCAGACTTTGCTTTGTATGTCTCACCAAAGACAGCATTCCTATACCAGCAGCATCTTGGATCTGAAGGATTCTCAAATGACTATCAAGCGAATGCAAAGCCATCTAACATATACGGCTATCCAATCTATGCTTGTCCAGGAATGCCAGACAATCAAATTGTTGCTACATATGAGAGCAATCTTGTATTTGGTTCTAACATCCTCACAAACATGACTGAGGTTCGTACAATAGATATGTCACCAATTGATGGATCTGACAACGTGCGCTTCATCATGCGTTATGCAGCTGGTGTACAAGTTGGAGTTGGTGCTGACATCTACTGGGGTAAAGCATAATATTAACTGAAAAAAATTAAAACAAAATGGCTTGTAATTTAACAGCTGCGATTGGATTAAACTGTAAAGACACAGTTGGTGGAATCAAGGCAATTTATTTTAGTGACTTTCAGGTGGCTGGATATGGTGGTATGACCTTTGATACTGGTGCATTGGATGGAATTGATACAGCTCAAACTGTTTACAGATATGATGTGCAGCCAAATACAGCTTCACTGACTACAACTATAACAAATGAACCAGCTGGATCTGCATCTTATGATTCAGCATTGGAAGTCACTTTGAATATTTTGAAGCAATCAACATCTGATGAATTACAGAAGTTGATTCAAACAAGAGTATTTGCATACATCTTAGATGCGAATGACAATGTGTACTGCATTGGACTTCAAAATGGATGTACTGTAACTGGTGGAACGTTTGTAACTGGTCAAGCGAGAGCAGACATGCAAGGATATACACTAACTGTGACAGCTGGAGAGAATACATACCCACCAGCAATAACAGCTTCAACTGATGCTGCTGCTGCTAACTGGCCATTCGATCAAGTTGATGGTGGAACTGCTGCATTTACTGTGACGAATCCATCATAGTATTTTAAATAACTAACTGAAAGAGGGGTGGCGATTCGCTTCTCCTCTTTTTTTTTACTAATAAATTAATAACTTAGCACACAATGATTCAGCTCACCAAAGGAACAAACGTATTGGATATTAATCTAAGTGACTTCAGTGGAGCTGGTCAAGACGTGGTTCAAAATGGATCATTTAATGATATAGGTTCAGACCTTGTTGAGAATGGTGACTTTGCTGAGATAGGTTCTGAGCTTATTACGAATGGAGATTTTAGTGCTGTTCCATTAGGTGGTGAACTTGTGACTGATGGAAACTTTCCAACGCCAAATGTAAATTGGAGTTTATCTTCATCATTTACAATAGCAAATAACAAGCTGCATTGTCTATCAGATGGAACATATGAATTTGCTTATCAGAGTTCAGTGTTTGAAATTGGCAAATCATATGTAATTACTTTTGATATTACTGGATGGACTTTAGGAACAATAAGAGTAAGACCAACAGCAGAGTCTCCTTTTCAAACGGCTTCTGCTAATGGTAGTTATTCTTTTTTTTATGTAGCTGTTGAAAATACTCAATTAATAATAGAAAGAGATTCAGGTGCTTGTAATATGTTTCTTGAAAATATCTCAGTCAAGGAAGCTACCAACCTTGTCACAAATCCAAACTTTACGGATACTGGAAGTGAGTTAATGCCTACGATTGGAACTATCGTAAATGCGGGAGGGGGAAGCATCACTTTAATTAGTGGGATTTCTTATAGTTCTACAAGTGACGGAACTTCAGGAAGCTCTATACGCCCTAAAATTGATTTAGCGACTACTTCTTCAAAGTCTTATAAATTAGTTATAACACCAACTTCGACACCAACTGGAACAACTAACTGTGATTTCTATGATGGTGCAAGTTATTTGTTTCAAGATTATGATTTTACAACTACAAAAGAGATTTACTTTGTAGATAACGGTTCTGTGTTTTTAAGTTTTGATGGCGCTCAAATATACGATGTACCAAGCTTCACAATATCCGTTAAAGAACTCGGAGAGGATTGGACAGCAAATGAAGCTGGAACGGACACGGTAACTTTTGCGAATGATCAAGTTCAAATAGTTTCGGATGGAGTTTCGGGTGCTACTGGGATACTTCAATCAGGTATATTAACAATAGGTAAATCTTACAAAGTAACTATTGATGTAGCTTCAAACACAAACAAGTTTAAAATTATACTTGGTGGTGGTTCAATAGAAGTAACTGGAACTGGTGTACAAACGTTTTACGGAGAAGCAACTGCTACTGCTTTATATCTTTATAGAATAAGTAGCCAAGCCGTAGATGCAGTAATTAACAGCATCGTAGTTCAAGAGCTTGGAGAGGATTGGAGTGAAATTGTATCCGACCCAGATTCAGCATCATTTGTAGAAAATGGTCTAAAAATAGTTCAATCTTCAGATTTGGGGATTGATAGTAGAGTTTTTCAAACAAGTGTAACACAAGATGACAAATCTTATAAAGTCACCTACACCATACATTCAATATCATTAACTTCAGGTAACTCAGTTAAATATTATAATGGAGCTGCGTACGTAGTTTTACCCGAACAAGGTGTAGGAACGCATACATTTTACTACACAAGGCAAGGAACATTAGATAATTGGATTTTCAATTTAGCAACTCCAGTAACTTCAGCAACCGACTTTGTAACTATAAGCAGTATCTCAGTTAAGGAGGTCGGACAAGATTGGACTATTCAACAGCCAGATGGACAATTAGTAACTTTTCCAAACAGCACACTTTCAATAGTCTATGATTCAACTGAAACACAAGCATCAACTGGAGTGTATCAAGATATTTTAACAATAGGTAAATATTATAAAATTGAAATTGATGTTGCTTCTATTACTGGAGATTTAAAATTGCAAGTTGGTAGCGATTCACAAGTAATAAACACAACTGGAACTTCATACTTTTATACAAAATCGGATAGTGCAAGAATTTACATTGTGAGAGCACAAAATGGTGATAGTGTTTCAGGAGTGGTGAACAGCATCTCAATTAAACAACTGGATACCAATGGTAGGTGGGTAACATTTGCAGATCCAGATTCAAAATCTGTAATGAAACTTGGTCAGGTAGATCTTGAGATTGATTCATCTGGAAACAATTGTGGAGTATATCAGACTGGATTGATTAAGCCAAATAAGCTCTATATCATCACCATTAATATGAAAGCAACAGCAGCTATCTATGTTGAGATCGCAGCTTCTTTGGGTACGGCTGTGAGTGCTGTGATAGGAACAGAATTACTGACTACATCATACAAAGAATATTCTTTTGAATATGTCACTCCATTTGCTGTTGATCATGACTTGCAAATACATAGATTGTTTGGTTCTGGAGCAAATCAAACTATTTCAATTGATTATGTTTCTATGAATGGGGTTGATGAAAGCCAGTGGACTAATGATCCAACTTGGGATCCATTTGCAAAATCTCTGGTTTTTGTTCCTACCTTAACAGATGAATCAACAAACAACTCAAAGCAATTCACACTGGATACATTAATAACAGATGGAGGTTGGGATGGTCGCAGTTTACATGGCCAAGTAATAATCAATGAATTTCCAACTGAAGTTCCAGCAGCTGGAATTATCAATTTAAAACAGCCAGATTTTTTAGAAGGATTTTACCAAGTAGAGATTAGAGGTTATCTTGGAACTTTTTATCGAGTATTAGGAAAATGCATGGCACATCTTGAAAGAACATCCACAGAAGATGGATACAATAGATTTGAATCATATAATGACACAGTAACATATAAGGCATATGAAGAATAATAAAAGCGAGTTCTCAGTAATGGGAATGCCAGTGCATGACGTTCCACAATTTGAAGAAGTACAAGGAAAGAATTGGATATCATATGGCTCTGATGATTGCTATGGTGATTATCTTGAGAGCTTGTATCTTGGATCTTCAATACATTCAGCAATTGTGAATGGTGTTGGAGCTATGATATACGGCAAAGGATTGGATGCGGTTGAAAGAGATGATTCAGATGGTAATAAAGAGCAGTGGTTGAGACTTCAATCTCTATTGAATAGCAGTGATGATGATTTGCTCAAGAAATTAGCTATTGATCTCAAACTTTATGGCCAGTGTTATGTGAATACAATCTGGAATAAAGCAAGAACTTCAGTTGCTCAGATGAAACACTTGCCAGTGCATACGTTAAGAGCTGGTGTTGCAGACAGTGAAGGAAAGATACATGAGTGGTATTACAAAAATTCTTGGGCAAGGTCAAATGATAGAGTAAAACCAAATGTATTGAAGTCTTTTTCAAGTGAGGACAGAACAACAGCATCCACAGTTTTACAGATAAAGAGATATGCTCCATCTTTTCATTATTATGGGTTGCCAGATTACGTTGGTTCAACTGGATATATAGAACTGGATCACGAGGTTCAAAGTTTCCATCTCAACAACATTAAAAATTCTCTAATGCCCAGCATGATGTTGAGTTTTTCTAATGGTATTCCAACAGATCAAGAGAGAGCAGATATAGAACGCAAAGTATATGAGAAATTCTCAGGTAGTAACAATGCTGGAAAGCTATTAATTACGTTTAATGATGGGCCAGATACAGCTCCAAAGATTGAACCAATTTCAAGCAATGGATCTGATGATATGTACACCTACCTAAGCACTGAGATAACTAACAAAGTGCTCTCAGGTCATAGAGTGACATCACCACTGCTATTTGGAGTCAGAGGTGGTGGAAATTCTTGGGGTTCTAATGCTGATGAATTAAATGATTCATACAGTTTATTCCACAATACAGTTGTAGAGGAATTCCAAGAAATTTTACTCAAGGGATTACAGCCTATATTTGAATCGAATGCTATAAATTTAGATATATTTTTCATTCCATCGAAACCAGCTAACTTCATAAATATTGAAGATGACACTACTGAGGTCGTAGAACCACCAAAAGAAGAAATGAGTAGTGAGATACCTAAACCAGATGAAAGTTGCTTAGAAGCTCTCTTATCACTTGGAGAGGATGCTCCAGAAGGATATGAAGTGATTGATGAACGTGAAGTG